CGGACCAGCTCCATAAGCATCAATCACGATTCCAAGATTTTGATCGCTTTTGTTCACTTCGCTCGCAACTGCCAATGTCACATCAACAAAATCTTGACCATCTGTGCTTACATCCACAACATCGAAACTCTCTTTTAAAAGAAAGTCTTTTACGAGATCTTTTAATCTTAATCCTGCAGCATCTGCACCAAGTACAATAGACATGTCCTGTCCTCCTTTTATTCGCTTCGTCAATATTTCTGTTGTTATTTTTTCACAAAGAAACATTTTCTTACTTTTGATATTATATTACACCTATTTCGAACGAAAGTCAACATTAAATTGTTTGTTTTTGAACATTTTTTAATAATAAATACACCATATTTTGTTTTATATGATTTTCGTATACAAGGCATATTTGTCTTTGATCTTCTTTGGAATACTATCATCAGTAATAATGGCATTCAGGTCTTCCACTCGATAGAAACTATAGAAAGAATAGCTATCAAACTTACTGTTATCAGCAACCACATATTTCTCAATTGCATTGTTTAGAATAATGGCATTACCATTTCCTTCTTCTTCATTGGCTGTGGAAACATGATGCCCATCGATGCCATTGACCCCGATGAAAGCTTTAGAAACCTTGATTTCTTTCAAGAGTTTATTAGCAAATTGACCTACAAAAGTTTGTGTCTTCACTCGGTAGCGACCACCAACTAAGATCAAGTCATAATTTGGAAAATCCTTTAGCTTTTCAAAAATGGGGAGGGAATTGGTGACAATACTGATTTCCTTTCCTTCTAAATAGTCCCCGATAAAATCTGTTGTCGTACCAGACCCAATAAAGACGGTATCCCCATTTTCGATCAACTCTGCACATTTTTTTGCAATGGTTCGTTTCTCATCAATATTGATGAGATTTTTCTCACTGTGAGAAGCCTCTAACAAGCTATCTTTTACCTTTTTGTGGGCTCCACCATGTACACGAACTAAAAGACCTTGTTTTTCAAGATCGATCAGATCGCGACGAATGGTCATGTCTGTCACCCCAAAGAGTTCCTTGAGTTCTTTGACTGATACCACACTTTTTCGATCCAGTTCCTGAAGAATTTCAACATGTCTGCTATCTTTCATGGTACTACTTCCATTCCTGCTATATTTGTCTCTATTATACTACATTTTTTAAAAAACACAAAATCAAACATTATATTAACAGACTTAAACAAATAATTCTATCAAAAACAATGAAAAAAGCTCTCCGATATATTCGGAAAGCCTTATTTTATGCTATTTAAAGCATCCTTACCTTTTTATTTCAAGGCTCGGAATAAAAAAGTTCACTGAACCTTTTTATTTTGCGATTGGGTAAACAGAAACTTGTTTAATGACCACTATCTAACATTTTGAGAAATAGCCTTAAAACCTTAGATAATTCAACCTTTTACGGTTAAATCAATCTGAAAAAAATGCGATGTTTATAAAAACTGGGTATCATTTTGGGTATCAATACCTCTGAAAACACGATATCTTATTTGCTGTTATAACCGACATTTTAAAAAATGTCTATTGTAATGGAAATACCAAACTACTTTATAGTTTTAGAAGATTACTCTTTACTTTCTAAAGCCTGTACCCTTGATACCAGATTGTTGAATTCAGCCTTAGTTGTATACCAGGTTTCAACATGATGGTTAGTAATATATGGATCATCTCCATTTTTTAACTTGGTCTCGATTAACGAATCAAGGCCCAATTCAAGGTGCTTTGTCTTGATGTTAGAGGTCATTTGTGCTTGAAGGGTTGCGTAAGTTGGAAATAAGGTGTAAGCCGTTTCGGTTTTTAGGTAAGGAACGAGATCTATAGTCTCTGTTTGTCCCCTGCTCTCAAGGTTAGCAATTCTGCTTTCAAGAGGGGCAATATCAATAATCTGGCCTTGTGTCTTATCCTTTAATTCTCTAATTTCACGCTTTATATTGCTGTCATCATAGGCAACAAAATTAATACGCTTTAGATAGTCTTCAACAGCTTTTTTGATGTCAAGCTGTGCCATTTCAATATCTTCTAAGTTATTGAAATGTTCTGTTGATTGTGTGACTTCCAGTCTTACAGATTGATCACTAGGAAACACATACTCTCCACATTGTACTTCTACTAGGTAAATACCAGCAGGTAAGATTTTTCCAATATTAAAACTAACCTTTGAATTTTCTACGGTTGCATCGATTACCAACTTACCTTTTTGGTTTGCTAGCTTAATTGAAGCATTTTGGCCATCCAGATTAGTGATTTTATTATACTTGTAATCAAGTAACTCATATTCAAAAGTGGAGGAGAAGTCCCCTTGTTTAATAACTTCTCCCCCTTTTATCCGATTAAGATTAGTTGAATTTGATCTAATCATTCAAATCCTCCTTATTCTAAATCCCCCCACAAACTGATACGGTTACCCTCTTCATCGGTCTGCCCGATTGCCATGTAATTACGGTTACCTGACTCACCAATGTAAGAGATCCAACGATAGCCATTTGCCGATCCTTTATAGTCATATTGGACTTTTTCGTTAGGATCATAGACAGCCACAATCTCACTATTGAGGCTTGGCCCACGGCGAACATTGATGGCAGCATCACCGACAATGAATGTTCCATTCTCTGGGATAAGTTCCATTTCATCATTTTTAGGGGTTTCGCTAAGCGGTTGGAAGTTTTCGCTTAACGGAGTATCTGAGTATGGAAGATAGAACCATCCCTGCACGTTTTCAAATCCACGACTATTAAAACGGGCAGGTCCCCCCACAATAAGAGCATCAAGGTTACCATCAATATTTTGCTCAACAGTTCTCATACTGTAACCATCTGAATCTTCGATTACCGCTCCACAATGTCCAAAGTTTACACCACCAAACCAAGCATCCATTGTGAAGAATGCACCAGCTTTAGGATTTTTATCTGTAGGCATACGATGCACTTCTAAGCCTGCTTGTTCCGCTGAATCAAGCAATTCAGAAGCATTACCCCATAGATCAATACCAAAGAATGTCTTTGTTGGATATGTTAGCAGATCAGCGCATTGAGTTCCTGCAAAGCCGTCCTTATCTACACCCATACCAGAATTTGCTAAATCAATAATAAATTGAATAATTTCTTGTCTTGTTTCCATAAGAATACCTCACTTTTTCCACTCTTCGTTAGCTTTTTTTACAGCTGCCTCAAGAAAAGTATTAAGTTCTTCGTTTGTTAGATAAATGTTTTGAGATTCTAGGCCATTAATCAAGCAACCTTTAGCATGCTCTAGTTTCTCGGCTCCATGAATTCCTAATGTTCCTGCCACTTGCTCAGTAGCATTTACCGCATTTTTTGCCAGGATTTCTACTACTTCCAATGCCTTTTTGCCACCACGAGTGAGAAGATACTCTTTGAGTGATTTTACAGCGATTCCGACGAAAGCGACAAAAATAGCCATTAGTGAATTAACTACGATTCCTGTGATTTGATTCATTTTTCTTTGCTCCTTTTTTAAACGTCTTAGGTTCTTCCAAACCTTCCTTTAATTGAAATTTTTCACGATCAACATTTCTCTGGATGTATTGATCGATAAAGGGAATTTCTACCCCTAATGCTGATAGACTAGCAAGAATACTAGAACCGTAAGCTGCCATCATCGAAATGATGAATGCATCAATAACGGGCGCTAGATTCATATATAACGTGAAGGGATAGCCAATTGCCACAATTAAGATCATAGCTGTATGACTAACCAGGCCCTTTCTCCATTTTCTGCTGGAAAATTCATGATAAGCCCATGCTCTAGATACCCCCAGAATGATATCTAAAGCAACGATGGCCATCAAGAGAAATACAATTATATGTTCGTCGATTCCGTGATCATAGAAGTCACGGACTACTTCGATAATTCCAAAAATACCATCTGCTTCTTCTTGATACATCAATCACACTCCTATCAATTAAGATTCGGGCTGTGCTACTGGTTGAGTTTCAAGATCCTCAGATGGTTTTGCTTTTTTCTCTTCTTTTGGTACCTCCCAGTTATAGATTGCAAGTTTTCCGTTTTGAAGAAGAGGACCTTTTAGGTCTTTGATGGATTCCCCGTTGTAAGTAAAATCATAGTTGACTTGTACAAGTACCTGTTTCCCTTCGCTAAATTTTTCGGTATGATCAGGATCTACGAGGGTGAAGATGTCATGCTGTTTGTATGTTTTTCCTACTTGAGCGGATTCCACAAGTTCAAGCGCTCGCTTGTAGAGTGTTGGATCAAGTGGGTTGTCTTGGTTGGTCACGGCCACGAGGACAGACCAATCCGCAAGAGCTTTGTTGTTTTGGATTTGAGTGTCTTTCTTCTCATTTTCAAGAGTAAGTTCTTGAATTTTTTGAATAGCTACCTTGTTAGCCTCAACAGACTTATCAAGCTCTTTTTTCAGTGCCACAATAGCACCAGATGGGTCCAATTCCATCCGTACAATGTTTAACACCGCTTCGACTAGTGTAGAATCTTCCTCTGCCATGCGGTTGTTTGGTAAAACTTCTTCGAATACCCGATAAGGGTGATCTTGTTTAATTGCTACTTTTGTTGCATTCACAACTGGGTCAAATGATTTAAATTGTAATTTATAATCCATTAGTTTGTTACCTCATTTTTATTTTTGATTTCGTTGAAAAGGTCCATCAAATCCTTATCTGATTCTAGGACAGAGCGATATGTTTCCAGCTCTTGAATGAGCTGTGCTTTTTCCTGTTGTGCTTCTGTCAAACGTGCTTTAAATTCAGCTTCGTTGATTGATTTACTAGCCAATTGATTAGCTAAATCTGTGATGATTGCTACATAAGTATTTTCTTTCATTGTTTTACCTTTCTAAATTCCGAATTTATCAAAATCCCTTAATGAATTAGCTACTGCATTTCTGATGGAACTGTGAAGAGCTGTTCTCATAGACTTCCCATTCTGTGGAGTGAAGTCATCTGTTGCAAAGCCAGCGTTGACAAAGTGCTGAAGTGCTGTTCTGAGAGTTCTCAAAGCTTGTCTGAGCCACACACCGTTGTTTCCATTGTTAATAAGTAGGAAGTCACCAGCTTGCATGTTGGTATTCCTTCCATTGGTTCCGTATGGAGCGATTGTTGTTCCTCCCCAAGTTGTTATTCTCCAACCGTAAGGACTGCTTCCCGTGGCTTGGTCATAATCATAAGAGTGAGTAAAATTGAATCTATCGCCTACAAAAGTGACCTTATCTGCATTGTCATGATCTCCTGTACCAACTCCTTTGATGGTATCAACAATCATTCCATTGAATCCACCTTGATTCCAGTGATTTCTGATGTCATTGTCCCGACGGTCAGCACCAATAATGGCTTTTGAATTGATGTAGCGTCTTTCATTTATCGTCACAATGTCATTCCGGAAGAAAAGCCCTTGACTAGAAGCATTTGACTGATCCCGGAAAACTCCTGTGAAGTTATCGTAGAACGACAATCTTCCATTGTCTAGATCAAAACTTGATACACCAGAATTTGCTGTCAGTCGTCCACCTTGGACTCTTTCAGCAGCAATCTTGATAGAATTCAGCTCAGTAATAAATGCTTTTTGTGAAATCAGTTCCCTAATAAATGCTTGATTAGCGAGCAATTTCTGGATCAAAGCATAGTCAACTTGTAACTTGTCAGCTGTTACTGCGTTACTGGCCAAAATCTGAGTAGTGACTGATCCGGCTCTCATGTGACCTGTATCAACGCTTTCAGAGGCAAGATGACGGTTAGTAATTGATCCATCAATTACCATATCCCCTTTTACCTTGATTAATTTCGCAATCAATGCAATCGATTCCGGTTCTTGCACCAGCAATGAGCTGATGGTTCTTCCGTTGATGGTCTTTCCAGTACCGAAAGAGATTTGGCCATCTGTGATGTTGATGTCTGTTTTTTTCAGGACTCCATCGAGCTGACTGACAATTGTCGCCACTTGCCCATTGACTGTGCTTTGATAGTTTGCAAAGCGCCCGTTGATACTATCCTTGAAATCATCTAACTTGTCATTGAGGACAGAATTTTGACTGGATAACCTCATTCCAAACTCAGTTGAGAATGTCGTGAACTGCCCATCAATTCCTTGTTTAAATTCAGCAAGTTTAGCTTCAATCACGGATGAACCATCATTTGTTGGCGGTTGGTAGGCTCTCTTGATAGATCCTTCATACACATCAATGTCCCCAAAATAGAGACTTGCTGGCTGTCCATTTGATGATCCAGTGTTGTCAAATCGCAAAAATGCTTCATCATATTCCTCAGAATTGACTGTGAAATAGTAGCGTGTGATTCTATCTTGTGGCACAGTGATCTTGTCAGCAAGCGTGAATACTTTTGTAAAATTCCCCGTCTCACCTTTCTTCCTTGCCAAAAAGTAGAATGTGGCAGCTTTAAGATTATCTGAACCAATCGCATCAAATGAAATTGTGTATGTTGTATTTCTTTTGGTGTTGAAGCGTTGTGATGCTGCTGCTTTAGTAGTGTCACTTGCATTTTCAACCTTAAAGAGTTTTCTGGATTCATTATAGTAGATTGGATTAGTTGTGACCGTTACTACTGGACTCAATCCGGGATCATAGTACCCCCATCCCTCTACATTTTGAGGATTTCCGCTGTTCTTGAGCAGATTTTCCCCAGCTTGCACAATTTCATCAAATTTTCTTGTGATTCCAGCTACATCTTCAGTGTATTGCGCTTTAGCGACATATCCTTGCTCAAGAATTTGCCTTGTTGCTTTTAGAGCATCAACAGCAGCTTTCTCAGAGTATGTCAGCATGCGCTGTTCAAGTTCACCGCTGGGACCAGTTTTGGTCTCTAATTTCGTTAATTGAGTAGAAAGACCTTGGACAGTCTTCTCAAACGTTGCTTGCGCTTGCTCCACCAGATAATTTTGATCTTCTGGAGCTGGTTGCCATAGCCGGTCATTTGTACCCTCGTAGAAGTCAAGCTCAGTCAGAAATAGGCCACCCCATTTATTTGGGTTATTTTTTTCATATTCAAATTGAAGGTAACCGTCATCAAAAGTTCCAACATTAAATTGGAATGATTTTTTGATTGCTCTACTTCCATCTAAAATAGCTCCATCTGTCCATATTGGTTTTCCATCATAGATTAGTTGTTTTTCTTCAAAATCTGCTGTTGATCCTTTTTTACGTTTGCAGAAATAGACCTTAAACATTTTTGAATTGTTATCAAAGCCTAAAAAATTTAAAGTATAGTCAGCATTTTGCTTCACAATGAAACGTGGACTTTTAACGACTGCACCAGGTCTCAATTCAAACATTCGTTTTTGACCATTGAAGTAGAATTTATGGGCTGTGAATGCTAATCTGTTATTTGCTTCATTCCAATATTTCAGGCCTTCATCTGCCCTTGAGTTCCTGAGCATGTTAGGGCCGCCACCAACCCCAATTGTGGTGAATTCTTCTTTGAGACCATTCACCGTCTGTTCGATATAGGAGCGATCTGCTTTGCCATTTGTGACATTGGTCAGGTCAGAGATAGCTTTTTCAGTCGTCTGCTCAAACCGTGATTGTGCGCCTTGGACTCCTACAAATTGGCTTTGTATTTGATCTTTGAAGTCATTGATTATTTTCTTAATATCTGCATCACTGGTCTTTAATTGATCAGTAGTAGCTTTCAAGCCTTCCATATTGACTTCGATGCCATTGTATTGAGCCTTAAACTCTTCCACAATTTCATTTTTGTTAGCTTGGTTTGCTGCATTGATCTTCTCAGCAACTTGAGTTGAGATTTCTTGCTTAACTACTTCAGCTTGTGCTTTCGCTTGTTCAATCCCGTCTGTGATTTTAAGTTGCAGCTCTTTTGCTTGCTTGTCATACTCAGCATTAGCATTATCAACTAATCTTTGAACCTTAGCCTCATATTCAGCATCGTGACTAGCAATTTTCTCTTTGACTACATCGTCAACGATTTTGCCAATCGCACCACCTAGCGAACGTGAGATTTTTCCAAATCCAATTTTCTTCAACTTTTTAGACATTGGACTGTAGTTATAGCTGGTAATCTTTTTGCGAATATCAATATTATAAAGTTCATAAAAGATTGATACTGTATCAAATAGTTTTACTGGTTGATCAGCATGACCCAGAACATCAATCTCTAAGCTCTCATCTGGCAAATCGCAAAGACTTGACTGAAAGTATTTCTTACCATACTCTTTTAAATCCTCAATGGTTTTAACATCTTGATCTTGGACATCCATATCATCCTCATAGATATGCTTATATTTATCTACAAGTGGACTGTCTACAGTAGCCTCAAGGACTTTGTCCTTCTCTCCCTCTCCCGATGCGGTAATGACCTTACGGAAATGAATTCTTGTCTTAAGCGATTTAGTAGTAGTGGATTCTTTATACTCAGAGAGGTTTTTCTTGTACATAAAAAGAGATTGATTCTCAATCCCTCCATTTTTTAATAATCTCACTGAGTATTTATCTCTAACTAAATCGCCACCCCACTGACCAACAATTGAGTGTTGACCTTTCAAGAGTGCATCAATTACTGACACATTCTCAATGTTTAAAGTATGTAATTCAGAGATATCAGAAAAGAAAGTAAAAGGGCATTCTCTCTTTAGCCCTTCTACTAGCTTGTTCATCACAGTAAAACCATTTGCCCGATCTACATTGATCTTGCGGATACTATATCCGTTTAGCAACGTTGCTACTTGATTGGCATAAACTGTGATATATCCGTGCCCCTTTTGGACATCAATGATTACAAATTCTTGTTCTCCTGACAAGTCATCTGCTAACAAATGAACTTCGTTTTGTAGCAGGCTCCATTTTTCATCACTAACAGGATACTTGAAGGTGAGTTGATAAGTATTATTTTCTTGCTGGCTGATATCATCATCCGTACACAAATTAAGAGGAATATTACCCTCTTTTAAATAAATCAAATGATATACCTCCAATTTCCTTGAATTTTGATTTTGGAAACATTACCAGATGTAGTTACACCTATAACTCCTTTAGGCAGTTCAAAAAAAGGGCCTCTTGTTCGCAAGGTGTTCTTAAGTTGCCCATTCAATGTATAAACGTTTTGTTTCCGCTGCCTACAATCAATTTTAGCCCCACCTGATAGGTTTAATCCCATTGTCTGGTTGCCAATCGTTAGAGTTACTTCTCCTTGCCCTTCAACTGTAATAACCGGTTCCGAGTAAATTGTACCTGGATTAGTGATTGTCCCACTTCCTGATAGTACAACCTCTTGGACATTTTTTAAATATCTAAAAGGATGTTGATACACCTTGACACTTACAATCCAGTTATTTTGGCCATGAAGCGATATTTCTGATTCAAGTAAATCAGCATAGTAAATGCTACCAGGTTGATAACTAAATTCCAATACATTGTCCTGCTTCTGGAATGCGTTAATAATAGCTTGAGCATCTTCATATCGCTTAACAAACAACTTCAAAGTACGCTCATATCCATCATAAGCACCATCTTCAATGTTATACTGGCCATTCATTCCAAATAGTTTTTTCTGCTCATCATATCGAGGGATAGCACCTTTAATATCTCCAAAATCAGTCACCACACTATCTGATATAGTGTTTGTGTTAAAAGTATTTATAATCAGATAATTTACTGCCATTAGATCCCCTCTCTAGCCATGATTCTTCCTTGACGTTGATAGGCATTGATGGCTAATTTTTCTCCATCTAAGTAAGTATTAGAGTCTTTGTTTGATATCTTCTCAAGCCAAGTATCTAAACTTGATCTCAGAATCATCATCTCAGACACCATTCTAGACTCAGTTGTGTCATATTTAGCGTTAGGCATCTGCAATGTGGATGTGATATCTTTACTGAAAGCTGCTCCTGATCCAAAATCAAAATCATCCCCTGTAAATGCATTTGAAATCCATCCAGCTACTCCACCAACAGTTCTTTGCACATCTTTAAAACTATTTTGTAAAGAAGCATCAAATCCTCCCATGATAGCTTTACCAGCAGGTATCAATAACTTACGGTCATAAGAAATAGGACCTTTGTGTTTACGGATCCAGTCTGCAATACCACCGATAAAATTCTTAACACCATTATACGCACTTTTCAATCCCCCTAAGAAGCCATCAAGAATAGCTTTACCAGCATCCCAAAGATTGATATTTGCTAGGCCAGAGAAAAATCCTTTAATACCTGAACAAAGGTCTTTAACTCCGTTTTTCATGGTATCCCATGCCTTTTGTGCACCACTGGCAATTCCATCGAAAATACTACCAAGACCATATTTAATACCTTCCCACATGCCTATTGCTGTGGATTTGATACCTTCCCATAATCCCGACATGAAAGATTTGAAACCTTCCCAAAGGGCTTTTGCGCTAGCTACGAAAGCATCTATAATACCAAGAATAGCTTGACATATTGCATTCCACATAGCTTCTGCTGTTGCTTTTATAGAATCCCAGATTCCAGACAAGAATGTCTTAAGCCCTTCGAAAGCACCAGTGAAGTATCCTATGATTGTAGAAATAATCCCACTAAAATAAGTACAGATACCATCCCAAATCATTGATACGGCAGATTTGATACTTTCCCAAATCAATCCTAGATCTTCACCCATTTTTGTAAAGTCTAAAGTTACCAAATCAATGATAAATAGTACCGCACCCATTACAATGCTCTTTATTAATTCCCAGGCCCCGCTGAAAATTGTTTTAATGCCTTCGAAAATCTGACCTAGACCATCTTTCATTCCATTCCAAATTGACATAAAAACATCAATAAAAGGCTGGACAATGGCCATTACTGTTTCTGTAATTGTAGTCCATGCAGCTGTAGCGGTACTAGAAATACCTTCCCACAAAGCAACAAAGAATTCTACGATTCCATTCCAAGCATTTTTGATCCCTTCGATAACACTATTCCAGACTTCTACAGCTCCATTCCAAAGGTTTATTGCACCTTCTGATAGGGTCATCCATAAACCTGAAAAGAACTCTACAAGACCATTCCACAAGCCTACTACAAAATCAACGAAAGCACTCCAAATCTGCTTACCCGTTTCTGTTTGGGTGAAAAACCAGACTAATGCACCTACGACAGCAGTAATAGCGACTACTAATGCTCCGAGTGGGTTAGCAGCAATTGCAGCGTTAAAAGCTAAAACTGCGCCTTTAACTGCTAAAAGTGCTGATTTAAAACCTGTGATAATAGATTGAATAGTTGTAATTGCTTTAAATGCCAAAAAACCTGCTAAGGCTCCGGCTAGAGCAGATTTGACAATATCCATAACTGTTTTATTCTCACGCATCCACTTTGTAAAATCTTTTACCTTACCTGATGCGTCAGCTAAAACTTTAGTAATGGCCTCAAAAGCTGAAGCTACTCCTCCAACACTATCTTTACTTTTAGCAAGTCCAAAAAGGTCACTGATGAACTCTCCGACAATCCCGGCAACGTTACTAATAACAGCACCAATATTTTCAAACATGGTACGGATATTATCACCAATGTTCACAATACTACTAGCTGTTTTCTCGTTTATTCCTAGCTTCTTTAAAAAATCTATATTATCTTTCTTACTCAATGATCCGAAAATCATATCATAGATAGTGCTGACCACTCCTCCTACTTTATCAAAAACATCATAAAGATCGTTCATAATGCTTTCTCCAATGTAGTCTCCGAAAAGCATGTGCATAAGCTCACCGAGTGCACCAGCTAAAACCTGGGGGATCCCTTTCAACACATTCCATACCATTGGAATAAGATTACCTACAAGGAATGTTTTAACGGTTTCAAAAAGTTGATGCAATGAAGGCATAATATCTTCGCCAAGAGCTAATTTCCCTAAGACGTTTTGAGCTGCTGCTTTCATGGATGCGAACGAACCACTAAAAGTAGTCGCTGCCTCTTTAGCAGTTGTCCCGGTAATGTCTAGATTCTCTTGGATAGCGTGGATAGCTTGGTACACGTCAGATAGATTATTGATATCATACTTAACACCAGTCAATTTTTGTGCATCGGCTAGTAAGCGTTGCATTTCTGTTTTTGTACCACCGTATCCTAGCTTAAGATTGTCTAGCATTGTATAGTTTTGCTTTGCGAATCCTTGGTAAGCATCTTGAATACGGTCCATAGATGTCCCCATCTTATTGCTATTGTCTGCCATATCGACCATAGCCATGTTAGCAACATCTGCTGCCTTCCGAGTATCACCACCTAACGATTGAAGAAGGCTGGCACTAAAACCTGTTACATTCTCCATGTAGGCATTGGCTGATAACCCTGTTGTTTTATATGCCTCATTAGCATACTTTTTAACCACATCAGCAGAACCTTTAAATAAGGTCTCAATCCCTCCTAATGACTGTTGGAGATCTGCACCTTCCATCAATGATGAATGAATTAACTTACCAATTCCGGCAGCAGCAATCAGTTTTTTTGTGACACCAATCAGTTTTCCGGCCAACGACTCGCCCACTTCCTTACCAACTTGTGGGATATCCGCCCCAAGTTCTTTTGAGAGCATGCCTTTCATCCCACGAGCTGAAGGTATTATTTGCACATAGGCTTTACCTAATTCTGTCGCCACTAACTACCACCTCCAATCTTTTCTAACAATTTACTTCTGTATTCTTCAAATTCCTCTCCAGATGTAAATACCATCTGTTCCTTTTCCTTCTCAACCTTGAGAAGACTATCAACCATTGAAGCCGGACGGTTTTTGCCCTGTTGTCCATCTTTGGTTTTCATCCATACAAGCATAGATAATCGATCCAACATACTTGCCTGGATTAATAGATCAGTTGGTACATTCTGCCCTGACATTGCAACTTTTATCCTTGAATCATCACGCAGACCAAATGAAAAAACAGCTACCTGATATGCAGGTAGCTGTCTGTAATCATAAATGCGATACGTCTCAGCTAAATCACAAATCAAAGCATCTTCATCAGTTTTGATCATTCTGGAAAGGGTTACTATTTTTTTACATTCTGTGACTCGAAGATGTCCCGTACTTCATCCATCAACTTCTGAGTTGGTACAATTCCATCTTCACCACGGACGTGATCTTTCAATGCTGCCACCTGATCACCGAGTAACAATTTAAGCAACCGAGGTAGTACAAGAGGGTTTTCATCGATTTCAGCAATAGTTTCTACTACCTCATAGTTCTCCATCCGTTCCATACTGATATCGAATGGAAAACCTGTTTTAGTAGTCCCTTTAAATGATTTAGTTTCTGACATGTATTAAGCTCCTTTGATGTATTCGTAGTGAGTATTGCTTTCTCCATCTGGAAATGCTGTAAGAGTTGTTTGGTATCCGACTGTCTCAGCGTCTTTGTAAGAGATAGTTCCGATACCCGTTACTTTTCCTTCAGGAATAACAATACGTTTCATAGTACCATCTTTCAATACCATATCTACCACAACGCAATGGCTAGTTAATTCTTTTGAATTAGCCTTGATAGTGATACCTGTTTTAAGATCACCAGTCACATTATCCGCACCGTACACTTCCTTAAGAACATTGACGTTCAATGCTTCGATTAATGTATAAGTGAAAGTATCGGGTTTTTCTGTTTGTGAGGAGTGTACGATGTCACCACCCCATGCTTTGACGTTTTCAGATTCAGGGCTATTTTCATTTTCCAAGCCATCCTCTGAGATATATCCTAGAGATAAAAATTTAGCATTTAAGGCGGTTGTCGCATCTGTTGGTAGAGGAGTTCCTGTAGGTGCTGAATAGATTGCACCCCCGATTTTAGGTTTTGCTGTCGTCACTAATGATGACGATGTTGTTTGAGTAGTTTGAGCTTCTGATCCCATTCCATTCTCCATTTCTTAAAAATAATTTATATCAAATACCGCTTGATAACGATATTTTTTAGTTTCTGTGTCTGTGAAATTGTAATCACTGTTTAGATGGATTCCACTGATCTCATTCAGTTCAACCATGTTTTCGATAACTTGTTTTAGTTTCTCATTCAATTCAGCAGCTTTCTGCATGCTTGTTGAATAACTCTGAAAAGCAAAAGTTGCAGTCTTAGCGTGGTTCTTCTTTGCTCCCCTAGTCTTTTCAAGGATTACAAACTCTTTTGGCATGTTAATTTCATGCTCAAAAAAAGACGGTACTGATAAATGACCGTCAAGATATTTCTTGATAACAATTTCAATCATTTAATTCACCGCCTTCAAAAGAGTATTGTTTTTCATATTGTCCTTCTTAGCTTTATAGGTCTTTGCACTAACCATTGCATTAGCACGATTTTTACCTACATGAATATCTTTTACATATCCATCACCGCATCTAGCTTGAATATCAGATGCATATTGAGAAAGGATACTCTGCATAGGGGCAGATTTCATTAATTCAGCCACTCCTGCACGATTGAGTTTAAACTTAATATCACTCATAGCGTTCTACCATCACCTTCTTGTTCCAAGCTAAAGGAAGCATCGCCTCAATCCCTTCAAGAGGAATTCCAAAAGTTTTCCATTTCTTACCGAAAAATAAAACTTCTTTATCTTCCCAATCATGAAGATCATCTTTTGGTATTGCTAGAGTATACTCTGCTTTCCGTCCAGTTAGATTCATCTGGCTTGTGATATCATCCGTTGAAGATGGAGATATAAGGACATTATCCACCAAAGTTTCAACTTCCTCAAAAATGGGATGACCAAAGTCATCCCTTCCCTTCTCAACGGTTTCTATAAGAGTGATCGTAATACCTTTAATTCGTCCCATAAAGATCAATCACCCCATATCTTTGCTTTTTGAAGCCTAACCTCTTTAGTTCAGACTCCTTAATAAACAAGCCACCACCAGGCACCAAATAAGAGCCACTAAAAGAATATCCCATAGCAGACTCAGCCATTTGTGTCATTGGCTCCTGATCGGTTGATGTCATTAATGTACGAGCAACCACATCCACAGTAACAGATTTCACAACACTTTGATAAGATGGGCTGTCAAGCACCATCTTATCTAAATCTTTGCTGACTTTCTTAGCTTCCTCACGAAGAGAATCTGACACAATTTCCAACAGTGCCTTAGCTCTTCCTCGTTCATCAAATTTCAAAGAACGCCACAAAGTTTCAAGGTCTTCAACTGTCGCAAATGTTGTCATTTTATTTACCCTTCATGTTGTTCTAAAAGAGCAAGAAGGTCAGCCTTCTTAGCTCCTTTGTCGTATTCGATTCCTAAACTATCTAGTTTAGAGCGAATATCTGCCACTTTCATTTCTGGAACTTCTGTCCCGTTTTTATGTTCAATACTAGCAATCCAATCGCCGCCAAGCACTGAATCAGTGGTGATTATTTCTCCTGATACTTTATTAACGTAAATCATTTCAAACCACCTTACGCTTTAACACGAGCAAATGCATCAGCATCAAGAATACCCCATCCAATAAACGCTTCAGCACGCAACAAGATTTCATTGTAGGCTTTCAAGTCACGACCAGCTCCGTCTGGATCACCATATTCAATGATTTCCATTGGGATATTTTCAGCATAACCCCACTTGAAACGGTTCTCAAAGTCACCAACGATTGCATGGTCTGTTTGAGCAGTTCCACCAGTAACAGTCAAGTTTTTGTTTACGTCTGATTTCATTCCGTAGAACGAGTCAGGATTTTGACCAAAGCGGAATTCTGGATATTGAGATACACCGTTTACTTTCAATTTAGCAAGTGACTGTCCGCCAACTGGAGAAAGAGCTACACCTGTAACTTCACCACCTTTAGCGACGATTTGTTGAACAGCTGCATCGATGTTGTCGTCAAATTTGTCTTCTGCATAATTTACGATATTTGCAGTAATCAAGCCATCAAATGAGTTAGTGTCACGGAAAGTTGCATCTGTAAGACCTTTAGGTTCCAAACCGTGGATAGCAGCGATATCGAAAGCATCTGCGATTTTCTTAGCAAAACCATCTGCAAATTGTGAAAGATATTCAAGTTGTTTTTCTTCAGATGCATATTTAAACTCATCTGTGATACGAGCTTGATAGACAAATTTAAGAGGTTTAATAACCTTTGTATCAACAACGGCTTTACCAGCACCTTTTTGTTGACCTTCACCAACAATTTGAGCATTTCCTTCAAGGTTAAAAATGAATTGCTCAACTCCATTAAATGGAATAGGGCTTTGGGATGAAAGTTTTGCAAGAACAGAACGTCCTTGCACTTTTGAAATTAGTTCTTTTACCAATTCTGGTTGAAAAAGTGTTCCTTGTTTCAATGAATTATCTGCCATTTTTTATTCTCCTGTATGATTTAATTCTCGAAGCATTGACTTCATTTGTATTGTTTTGTTATCACCAACTTGTGGCTCTGAATCTCTAATAGGCGCAACTGGTTGAGATTTTTTAATATACCCAGCCAAGCGCTCTGCATCAGCTTTGAAGCTTTCTTCATCATTTCCCTGCAAACGATCTGCAAGGTCGTAAGGCAGTCCATGTTGCAAAGCCACACGAGTTCGTAGATTAGCCGTCTCATAACCAGCTATTTGATTCTGCAAATCTTCAAGTTGCTTGTCAGCATCTGCCTTACTTTGATTAGTATCTTCAATCGTTGACTTCAAGCCAACATTTTCTTTTTCCAATTCTGCAACACGAGATTTGAGTTGGTCATAGTCGCCATACTTCTCTTTCTCTCGAGATAAGCGCCCCTTAATAGCAGCATCAAATTCTTCTTGTGTAGTGATTGGTTTAAATTCTGACATTCTCATGTCTCCTTTCTCCTGCTTTCCCGGCAGTTCGGTAATTTTTTTGGCATCAAAAAAAGCAGTCACCTGACCGCTTATTTTAATAACTAATTTTTTGCTTTTTCTTAGGCTTAGTCGTAGCACAAGCCCAGTGCGCAAGCAAAGCGCTATCCATCAAAGAAATATCCATGTCGTCAAAGTGCGATCGATAACCAAAGCCACCATTTGAGCCAATATTCCGCTTATCACAGTTAGTAGCTACCTTTGATAGAGATGGTTGGCCAGCGTGACAGATGGTCTTCTGGTAAATTCCCTGTTCCCAAAGAGCGTTGGCCACGATGATTTCTTTCACCGTCGGCAGAATCACATTCTTGATTCTATAGTCCTTCAACTCTTCGTCCAGGATTTTTTGACCACTTGCGCCATCAATGACAATTTGAGCCACGTCAGCTTGTCGTAGAAAAGCGACCATCCACTCATTCCCATTACGAACTGATTGACAATCGACAGTTTCAACAAAGAAACGACCATCTTTGGTACGTGCAGCAATACTCATCGCTACATTCGTTCCATCTTGGCCATACTTAATACCAACAGATAACTTGCCAGATAATTCTGGGATATCATCCACTTTAAGCTCGTTCCACTCAGTTTCAGAGATAGCAGATTTCTGGTTGTAAGTTGGCCAGAATCCCAAACGTTGGATATTATGGTCTAGCTTATCCTCACCAAGCTCTGCTTCAATCTTACGCTCATTTAAGTGATAGCCCATAGATGGATTTGAATTGTACCAGGATTCAACATCGTCAATTTCCTTTTCATCAGAAACCGACCACTCAGCCCAGCCAGAATACTTCCCTTTTCCGAAAAGGCAAGTCTCACGGTACTTAGTAAAGACCGTACCACTTGAAACTGGTGTCGGAGGTGTTCCACACATGATTGTGATAGGATTCTCACTATCCGTTACCGTGTACTTCAAGGCAGATTCTTGCTCAGTCGTGTACTCCTGGGCCTCGTCAATGATCAGCATATCAAAACCTTCACCAAGACCACCATTGGATGTTCTTGTACGGAATTGGACAACACCACCTGTTGAATATAGCTCAATTCTTTCTTGACCCTTAGCTCTAATGGAGTTGAAATCCTCACCATCCACATACCCCATTTTCTCAAGGTATCGTTTAACCTTTTCAAAAGAGGCATGAGATGTAGAAATTCTATGCGCTGTATGCAGAATGTTCAATCCTTTGTGAAGCGCCCAAATTTCAGCTATATAGAGGATTTCTGATTTACCATTACGACGAGGTATAGAGTAGCCAAATTTTTGGTGTACCCATAGTCCGTTTTTATCTACTGCCATTAAAGGCAATAGCAGGTTTTTCTGCCAGGCATAGCAAGAAAGCCCTGTCCGCTCGTAAAGTTCAATCGCTTCTTTAGCTTTTGAATTTTTCTTGACGTATTTTAAAATCACCGATTGAGTAGGATTCTGATTGCCAAGTTTCTTCCTCGCCATTCCACTTTCCTTTCAATCGTCATCGCATGATAACCCTATCGCTGGGAGATATCAGATCACCTCCTAAACTAAAGCACAATAAAAGCACCTAGAATTTTCTAAGTGCTTATCCCCAAGCGAATGATTTTTCGCTTGGTAATTCTCCCTTATCCCACATCTGCTTCACTGCTCCACGAGCCTTGTTCGCATAGTAAGGATAACCTAGTTCTTTATCATAATTTGACTCAATGACAACTGTAACTTCACCAGTACGCTCATCAATCTCAATCATTCCTGGGTCACGGTTTTCAGGAATATACCAATAACCCTTACTTTTTGAATTGAAAATTTTAATAAGTTTAAGCATTATAGGTCTCCTTTCTCCTTCATCCAAGCAATCCACGCTTTTTGGTAGTTATAGGTTTTATTAGTGAGTTCGTGGGCTTCATCGTACTTCATTCCCTTTGCCATCAAATCATGTTCCATCAACTCGTGATTTAGCATTACAAGGTCGTGAGGTTGAATATTCTTACCACCAATCTCTGAAAGTCGTCTCCAACTCTCAGCCATATCATAGCTAGGGTCGAAACGTTTCCGACCATCTTCTAAATCATACTCATTAATAAAAATATGGTTGTAAATCTTCTCAACATCTGCTTGTGAAAGACCGCTATTATTAGATACCTTCACTATTTCATGTTGCTTATTTCGATTCCGTACACTCTCATAAAATTTTTGAGCATGCCGGTCACGCTCTTTATTGTATGGATCATTTCTATCATTCCAAGCACCATACACAGCACCACTACTCTTCATAAACCTATTATATCGCTTTTGCTCACGCTCGTCAACAGATACTACGCCAATTAACTTCCTACGCTCAACTCTCTCTTTGTCTATAGAATTCCATTTCTTCGTCCAGACATTTTGAGTTTTTCCGCTTTTCGGATCATAGTCTACAATGCAACGACAATGCTGATGCCTTCTGTAAACGTCCTTGGGAACTCTTGGATATTTATAGTTTCCTTGAACTTCTTGGCACCACTCACAACAATGAAAATACGATTTTCTAATAATTTCAGGTTGCAATCCAGACTGATGATGAAACTCCGCATTCTTCCTGATTGTATCATCGATAATGGACTGAGTGAAATTCACAATAGGTTCACCAAGCAACCAACTGACATCCTCAAAATTCTCCTCAGACGAAAAGCGATTGACAATACCAGCGATTCGATCCTGATTCAATTCAGGAACTTGCACTTTGAGACCGATTTTTGCTTCATCATTCAAATT